ATAACTGTTGCGAGAAAGATAAACCAAGACAAAACTCAGAAATTCGCAAATGCAGACTCTTTGAGGCTAAACAAGCAGGCTAATTTTCCTACAATATCTTCAGGTAAGAAAAACAAGAAAGTTGTTTATCAAACTGTTACGATGCCTATGCCTATTTATGTGGATGTTACATATTCGGTTACATTGTTTAGTGAATACCAGCAGCAAATGAACGAAATGATGAATCCTTTTACAAACTTAGGCGGAACCATCAATTATTTTGCAATTCACAGGAATGGGCACACATATGAGGCGTTTGTTCAGAGCGATTTTTCAAGCGAGAACAACGTTTCAAACTTAGCCGAAGAAGAAAGAAAATATAAGACAAAAATCGACATTAAAGTATTGGGCTATTTGATAGGAGAAGGCAAAAACCAAGAAAGACCAAAAATGGTCTACAGAGAGAACGCTGTTGATGTAAAAATTGGTCGTGAAAGAGTGGTCGTAGGTGATACTCCTGATTTCAAAACAAAAACCACCTACCGTGATTAATTAATTTTCACTTCTTCTGGATTTTCGTCCTTATTGTGACTATTTACTAGAGAAATTACATTAAACTCGTTAGTTCATCAAAAGAATGCTATACTACTTACGACAAGGAGGCTTTAACTAATGTCAGTCAAGAAATTCAAGTTTGTATCACCAGGGATTTTTCTAAATGAAATAGACAACTCCCAACTTCCAAAATCCCCTTTAGATATTGGACCTCTCTTTATTGGTCGTACCCGCAAGGGTCCAGCAATGAAACCAACTGTTGTTGAATCTTTTTCAGATTTCGTTGAAACATTTGGTAATCCCGTCGACGGAAACGAAGGTGGAGACCTTTGGCGCAGAGCCGGCGGATCCGCTACTGCCCCAACTTATGCTGCATATGCTGCACAAGCTTGGTTGACAAATAACTCTCCTGCAACAGTCATTCGACTGCTGGGTCGTCAGCACACAGATGCCACCGCCGCCGGTAAAGCAGGTTGGTGGACAGCAACCGTCGCAGATCAGGACACACAGAGTACACACGGCGAAGCAATTACAGCAGGTGGTGCTTTCGGTCTTCTTTTGATTGACTCATCATCGTATGAGATTGGACAGGCTACTGATACTGAAGGCGCCCCAACCGCTCAAGGCGAGACAGTTGAAACTGCAGAGATTGCAACAGGTTCATTGGCTGCTATTTGGTATGTTGATCAGGGAACTGTTGAACTCTCAGGAGCCGTGCGAGGCGCCACAGAGGCTGCTCTACAGGCAGCTACTGGATCAGCTTGTCTCTTCCAGAACACTGGAGCAGACAAAGAATTCGTGGTGCAAATTAAAGATGCCTCCCACGCCTTAGTAGAAACAGTGACATTCAACTTTAATCGTAATTCATCAAAATATATTAGAAAAGTTTTTAACACAAATCCAACTCTTCTTAATTCTAACATCACTCAAACAACGCAAGTTACAAATTACTGGTTGGGTGAAACGTTTGATAGAATGGTTGCTGACAACATTAAATCCGGATCCACCGCTGGAGATATGTACGGCATGATCGTCGCTCTCCAAGACGACGGAGGAACAAATCAACTTTCAAATTTCAGAATTGACGCTCAAGCAGCAAAAACCCCGTGGTGCAAGCCTCAATACCTCGGCGCCGACGTGGATATGGAAGCTTCATTGATGCCGAACTTGTTCAGGCTTGTGTCTCACCTAGGTGGACAGTATGACATGCACAGCACAAAGATTTCTATTACTGATATTAAGGCTTCAACAAGCAATCAGGATCCATATGGTACGTTTAGTGTCGTTGTCCGTAAAATTAACGATACAGATAAGCGCCCAGTCATTTTGGAGCGCTTCGGAAACCTAAACTTGAATCCCTCTTCTCCGAACTACATCAAGAGAAGAATCGGAGATCGATACGAGGAATTCGACGCAACATCTAGAAGAAACAAGGTTAATGGCGAGTATGACAATCAGTCAAAGTATTTCCGCGTAGAGGTTGATGAAGATCTCGACGGCGGAGCATATGATGCTGCATATCTCCCATTCGGATTCTTGACTCCTCCGTCTTACCGATCATTTAGATTCCTCGGTACCGGATCAAGTACTCACAATGTTACATATTTCGATGGCAACGAAGCCGACGCGACCGCCATGGCAACCACAGCCCAGTGGATTGCAGGTACAGAAGCACTTTGCACACCCCTTTCCGGCGCTGCCGGGAAAGCCAAGGGTCACTACCAGTTCAACTTGGGAATGACGGCTTCTGCTGACCTAGACCACTTCGTATATACAGGAAGTATCAAGGCACCATCTATTGCACTCAGAGCTAACTCCTCTGATGGGTCATTCTCAAAGCACACGATGCCATATTGGGGATTCGACACTGGACGCTCAGCCACGGATCTAACTTTTGACGAGAGTGTTTTAGACATCGTTCGTCCAAAGCCTTCCGGCTTCAACGCCAGCACATTCACAGCAGGCGTGGCGCTTACGCAGAATATCCATCACCACCAGTTCTTTACACTAGATGATCTTTCTGGTTCTGGAACAAATGGTAATGTTAATCCACAGAAAGGTGAGGCTGCAAGTTGGGTCTCTGGATCTCGCAACGCCTCGGTATCTATCTCAGCACTATCGACAGGCTCAACAGACGGATACAAGGCAGTTCTCAACGCCGGCTTCGACAAGTTTACAATGCCTGTCTACGGCGGTTTCGACGGATTTAACGTGAAAGAGAAAGATCCGTTCCGAAACTCAGGTTGGACAGTGGGCTCAACAACGAAAGAAAATAACTACGCATACAACAGTGTGATGGAAGCAATCGATTCGGTCTCTGAGCCTGAAGACGCAGAATTTAACATGATTTCCGTCCCAGGTATCTGCAACAGTACAATTACTGACAGGGTTATGGAAGTTGCTGAGCAACGCGCCGATGCCCTTGCGGTTATCGATCTTCCGCAGGTATACACGCCGAAACATGAAAGCACTGCAACGTTTAAGAATAGACTAGGTTCTGTGAAAGCAGCAGTCGATGCTCTTAACGATAGAAATATCGACAACAACTACGCATGTGCATACTACCCATGGGTTCAGGTTAGAGACACGGTACGCGGTTCTCTGGTTTGGGTACCACCATCAGTTGCAGCCATCGGCGCGATGTCCTTTAGTGACCGTCGCTCAGAGCCTTGGTTTGCTCCTGCAGGATTCAATAGAGGTGGACTCTCTAACGGCGCGGCTGGTATACCAGTCGTCAATGTGACGGAGAAGCTTTCCGCTTCGGATAGAGACGATCTTTACGATGCTAGAATTAACCCAATTGCTAGCTTCCCAGCAGAGGGAATCGTCATATTCGGTCAGAAGACACTACAAGTTGGACAATCAGCGTTAGATCGCATCAATGTCCGTCGTCTCATGATCCTTATCAAGAAGCAAATCTCAAGAATGGCTGCAAAAGTCTTGTTCGATCAAAACGTACAGGTCACATGGAACAGATTCTTGGGGATGGTCGAGCCCTTCTTAAGAAGTGTTCAATCTAGACTAGGATTGGCCGACTTCAGAATTGTACTAGATGAAACGACTACAACACCAGATATGGTTGATAGAAACATCATGTATGCAAAGATTTACTTAAAGCCCGCTAGGTCAATTGAGTACATCGCGATTGATTTCAATATTACTCGCTCTGGCGCATCATTTGAAGATTAAAAACAATAAGCACACTATTTATAAATATATCAGCGAGTAACATCGTTTAAAAGGAGAAAACAAAAAATGCCATTCTGGAATGATACAAGTATTAACGTTCCTTCACCAAAAAGAAATTATCGTTGGTTATTATTTCTTGGGGGAATCCCACAGTGGATCTGCAAAAAAGTAACGAAGCCAGCAATGTCTCTTACTGAAGCAGAACACACCTATTTAAACCACAAATTCTACTACCCTGGACGTGTAGAGTGGCAAACAATTGACGTAACGTTGGTTGATCCAGTTAATCCTGACGCGGTGCAGACACTCGATGATATGCTTAATAGGTCTGGCTACCTTCCTCCTGATGATCAAAACCAAACTCTTACAGTTTCAAAAGGTCAAGCTACAAATGCACTTGGCAAGGTTGTCATTCAGCAACTCGGAGTAAACAGAACTAACAAGGATGCTCTTGCTGTAAAACCGGTTGAAGAGTGGCATTTATACAACGCATGGATCAAGGACTTCAAGTACGGAGAACTCGATTACACTAGTGATGATTTAACAGAAATTACCTTAACATTACGCTATGATTATGCTAAGCTTAACAATAGAAATAAATCATTATTAGCACCCTTAGATGAACAAGCCGGTAAAGCCGCCACATCCACTATTGGTGACGAATTTTAAAATTAAGAGAGGTTTAAATGACAATTCGTGATAATGACGAGCGAACAGGCGCTCGTCAATCTGATGAGGCACCTGCAGCAGCAGTCGTGCCTCCAACTCTACCTAACGCTGGTAATCCTGTTGGGTTGAGTTTCGTTGTTCCAACTGATTTTGTTGAAATCCCTTCAAGGGGAAAGTATTACCCAGCTAACCACCCTCTTCACAATCAAACAACGATTGAGATTAGGCATATGACTGCGAAAGAAGAGGATATTCTCACTAGTAGGACTTTGCTTAAGAAAGGTATTGCGATTGACAGAATGTTGCAGAACATTATTGTTGATAAAAGGGTTAAGCCAGATACTTTGATCATTGGCGACAAGAATGCCATTATCGTCTCAGCAAGATCTGCAGCATATGGTTCCGACTACACCACGAGGGTAACTTGCCCATCGTGTGGAACAGTGGGAGATCATTCTTTTGATTTAGAGCATATGAATTACATTCATCCAGATGATAACGAATCAGAAGAATTCACCCAGACAGATAATGGGACGTTTATCTTGACTTTGCCCGTAACTAACGTTAGTGTCGAAGTTCGATTGTTAACAGGTAAAGATGAGATCTGGCTAACCAAGATGAATGAGAACAAGAAAAAGCACAAACTCGGTGAGACGTCATTGACGGACCAAATGAGGCTTTTTATTACTAGTATCAATGGTGTAACTGATAAAGCTCAGATTAATGGCTTTGTCGATGCGATGCCAGCAAGAGATTCTAGGTATTTAAGAGGGACTTACAATAAAGTGGTTCCTAACGTAGATTTAACGCAAGAATTCGGGTGCGAAGCTTGCGGGGCAG